TATTTGAACCGTAGACCCGAGCTACACGCATGGTCTTCTGTGAAGTACGAGTGGGGCAAACAGAGAGCTATATACGGATCGGACATGACCAGTTACGTGTTAACACACTTTGTGTTTTTTAATTGTGAGGACACGTTACCATCAGATTTTCCGGTTGGTTCGAAAGCAAGACCCTCATACGTATCATCTAGGGTTCGGGCCGTGTTGAGAAGAGCGACACCTTGGTGTGTGGACTTTGAAGACTTTAATAGCCAACATTCCAACTCAAGCATGGTGGCAGTGCTCAACGCTTACCTTGATGTTAACAACGATAGAATGTCTGATGAACAGAAAAAAGCGGCCAAATGGGTAGTTGAATCTGTTTTAAACACTAGAGTTACAGACAACATGGGGTTAAAAGAAACGTATAAGGCCAAGGGAACTCTAATGTCCGGGTGGAGACTCACGACGTTTGTGAATTCTGTTTTGAACTACATCTACACGCGAGAGATGCTTGGGAAGGAAACTGCTGTGCGTAGGTCTGTTCATAACGGAGATGACGTGTTATTGGGTGTAACCAATTTCAAACTAGTCACTTCCGCAGTGGGGCAAGCACGTAATTTAGGCATAAGATTACAAAGGTCTAAGTGTGCATTCGGAGGCATAGCAGAATTCTTGAGAGTCGACCATGTTAGAGGGGAGACTGGACAGTATTTGACGAGGAACATCGCCACGTTAATGCATTCTAGGATAGAGTCAAAAATCTCGTTGTCGGTCAGAGACATAGTGTCATCCATGGAGTCCAGGTTCAAAGAGTTTATACAGCGAGGGGGAAGCAAAGACTTAGTTGTTAGGCTCAGGAAGAGGTATTATTCTAGAATAGCGCCGGAGTTCAACCTGACGGCAGCACAACTCTACGTCGTCAAAACATCTCACGCAGTAGTCGGGGGGTGTTCAGAAAGCAGATCGGCACCTGTAGACGTGCTGATCGACTACAAGAAAGAGGGTGAAGTTGAGGGCTTACCCAAGCATTTACCAGGGGTAATAGCTTATGCCAGAGCTCTCAAAAAACAGTTAGAACTGAAGGTAGAGCTACCTGAGGTGATAACGCGAATATATAGTGCGACCGAGAACGCGGTCAAATTGGTGAGGGAACAAGTTTCTTTCAATAAGCCAAGAGACGTCATGCGGTATAAAAGGTATACAGCACTGTATAAAGCACATAAGGAGGTTGCAGAGACGCCAACTTTTGGGAAAGCGATGTTAACAGGATTTCTGTTTGATGTACTGGCTGCTAAGAGCAGGTCCAGAACATTAATAATGATACTCAACAACGCTAAGAATCCAATGGATTTCCTAAAAGTGGTGACGTAAGCACCTCCTGATGGGCTCAGAGAAAGAAAAAGCC